GCCAATTCTTTAATGTTTACCAGAAGAACATCAGACTGGAATTTTTATAAAAAACAAAGACAAGTATTGAATGACTATCGTTTTGTTACACAATTTAACAATTCTGGCAATACGGATAATTATTTGATACAAAATTACATTGGTACAGACTTCCTTAAAAATAACCTGGCAAATACGTGATAAATAACCCATGGCTACAGTAACCACACAAACAAGCAGACAATTTAAAGACTTAGACCTGTCTTTTAATATTCATCCAGTTAAAAAAGACATAAACAAACATGTGGATGAACAGGCAGTTATTAATTCTTTAAAAAATATTATACTGACGAACCACTATGAGAAACCATTTAATCCAGATTATGGTTCCAACATTCGAGCTTTATTGTTTGAAAATATAGATTCTATTACAGCAATTACTTTGGAAAGAGAAATTTTACAAACAATAGAAAATTTTGAACCTCGTGTTAGTGTGTCCAAAGTAACAGCCATACCAGATTTCGATAATAACGGATATTCAATTAAGTTGGATTTTTTTATTATCAATTTAACTAACCCAATAACAATTCAATTCTTACTACAAAGAGTCAGATAATGGCAGACCGTTTAAATGTAACCGATTTAGATTTTGATACACTCAAATCTAATCTTAAAAGTTTTTTAAAACAACAATCCGAGTTTTCTGATTATGATTTCGAAGGAGCAGGTTTAAATGTTCTTTTGGATATTCTTGCCTATAATACGCATTACAATTCATATTATTTGAATATGTTGGCAAATGAATCTTTTTTAGATTCTGCAATACTAAGAAATTCTGTTGTATCTCATGCTAAACGATTTGGTTATACTCCACGTTCTGCATCGGCACCTTTAGCTAAAATTAATTTTTCAGTTGATTCTTTATCTTCAACGCCAGGTTCATTAACATTACCTGAAGGTTATATTTTTCTTTCAAATTTAATTGATAGTAAATCCTACAATTTCATTACATTAGAAGATACGACAGTTTCAAAAACTGGTAATAACTTTGTATTTAATAATTTGGAAATTTATGAAGGCCAATTAGCAACATATAGTTTTACACATGTTGAGGCTTCCAATCCAAAACAAATTTTTACTTTACCAGATATTAATATTGATACCTCAACAATTAAAGTTAGTGTAAGAGAATCAATTTCAAATTCAACCTCTACAGTTTATACATTGAATACTGATGCTTTAGACATAGATTCAACCTCTGAGGTATATTATATACAAGAAGGCCAAAACAATAAGTATGAAATTTATTTTGGTAATAATGTTCTAGGTAAAAAAATACCTGATGGTGGCATTGTTTCAGTAAAATACTTAGTTACGAATGGTGATTTAGCAAACAAAGCTAATAGTTTTATTGCGACTTCTACAGTTGGTGGTTATTCAATATTTACTGTTAATTCAGTATTGGCTGCTTCTGGTGGAGCACCAAGAGAAACAGTTGATCAAATTAAGTTTGCAGCTCCATTACAATTTACTTCACAAAATCGTGCGGTAACAAAAAACGATTATATCAAACTCATTCAACAAAAATATCCACAGTTTGAAGCTGTCAATGTTTGGGGTGGAGAAGAAAATGATCCTCCAATTTATGGTAAAGTTTTTATTTCTGCAAAACCAAAAGAAGGTTTTGAAGTAACAGATGCCGAAAAAGAATTTGTTAAAGAAAAGATCATTAAGCCAATTAGTATTCTTACAGTAACACCTGAAATTGTTGATATTGATTATAACTTTTTAAAATTAATTTCTAAAGTTTATTATGATCCAACAAAAACAATTAGTAATACTAATACATTAAAATCTTCTATACAAACAGAAATTGAAAATTATTGTAATGATAATTTAAATACTTTTAATTCAATTTTTAAATCATCTATATTGAGTTCTAGAATTGATAATTTAGATTCTGCAATTCAATCAAATGAATTGGAATTATTCTTAACTAAAAAATTTAGACCTGATTTAATCAATTCTAATAGTTATATTTTAGACTATGGTGTTCCTTTACAAAAAGGCACTACATCAGATAATCTATATTCAAATCCAGAATTTACCATGTTGGATGAAGAAGGTATTTCAAGACAATCTTTCTTAGAAGAAGTACCATCTTCTTTTACTGGTGTCGAATCAATTACTGTTACAAATCCAGGCATTAATTATATGACAACACCAACAATTGAAATTATTGGTGATGGACAAGGAGCAACTGCTATTGCGACCATAGTTAATTCTAAACTTTCTAAAGTTACAGTAACAAATCCAGGTGTTGGTTATACTACAGCTACAGTAAGAATTATTGGAGGTGGTGGACAATTAGGTGCCGCTTCAGCAGTATTAGAAGGTCGTTATGGTCAATTAAGAATTGTTTACTATAAACCAGATGAAGTAACAAATGAAAATACAAAAGTAATTTTGAACTATGGTGCCAATTTTGGTGTTATGGGTTCAATTGATTATTATACAGGAAAAATTTATATTAATAACTTTAATCCAACAGGCGTTGCAAATGATTTTGGAGAATTATCTGTTAATATTAGGCCACAAATTTCTGTTATTTCATCACAACAAAACAAAATGTTGGCCTTTGACAATGAAGATCCAACAAGTATTGTTATAGAAATGAATAGTCTATAATGTCCGAATTATTAGTTTCCTCGTTAGTTGAAAAACAATTACCTGAATTTGTAAGGGAAGACTACCCTAAATTTGTCACGTTCTTAGAAAAATATTATGAATGGACAAAAACAAATAATCAAATTCTAAGTGCTGTTGAATCTTTTGCTGAATCAAAAGATTTGGATTTAGCAACAAACACATATATTGAATTAATTAAACAAGAACTTGCACCATATTTTCCTGAAGAAATTATATCAGACAAAGCAACTCTTTTAAAATTTATTAATCAATATTACCGAGCAAAAGGCACTCCTCAATCCGTTAAGTTCCTATTTCGAATTTTTTATAATGAAGATATTGAAATTTATTATCCTAAAGAAGAAATATTAATTGCTTCAGATGGTAAATGGGTTTTACCATTGTCTTTGCGTGTTGATACCAGCGATAATAATATTTTTAATTTGGTGGGTGTAAAAGTTACTGGAGATTTATCAAAGTCTACAGCAATTGTAGAAAGTGTTACAAGGTCTGTTGACCGACAATTAGGTATTCAATATGTTGAAATGTTTGTTTCAAATGTTAAAAAATTGTTTCAAACGGGAGAAACAATTTCTGCCACATATATTTACAATGGAACGCCAATTTCAGTAAGTGGTCGTTTGATTGGATCATTGTCTGAAATTAAAATTAATCCTGAATTTAGAGGTTTATTTTATAATGCATATGATCCAACAATAGGTTATGATGGTGATCCGGTTTCAATTGTTGGAGGACTAAATCCAACTCCACCAGTCAATCAAACACCTGTTGGTGCTATTGCTACTGTAGGATCAGTTACAAAAGGATCAATTATTCAAGTAGCTGTTAATAATGGAGGTTTTGGATTTAGATCACCAGATATTGTAAATAGTTCATTAATTGATTTTGTTGGAGGTTTTAAAAATTCAACTTTAGGTCAAGAGTCTAAAGCAACTATTTCTCTTGTAGATACCAATACACAAAGACTAGTCAATGTAAGTAATGTTGCAATTGAAACCATTCATACTTTAACACTAGATGGTGCAGCAAATACTGCAAATATTGAAAATTGCCAAATTAGTTTTATTACGACAACCCAAACACTAAATGTGTTCCCAATTTCATATGTAACAACAGATGGATCTGGTGGTGGTTATAAATCTTTACCTATAGCCAATTTTTATAGTTATTACTTAGAAGATATTGTTGATTCATTAATTATTTCTTCCACATCTCTTATAAAAGGAACAAAAATTGTATATGATGGTTCCCAGGATTTAACCAATTCTTTTGAAGCTGGTGATACAGTTCGTTTAAATTCTCCTAATAAATTTGAAGAAATTAGAAATATACAATCAGTAACAACAAATACACTTACATTAGAAGGTGATGATTTTGAAAATGATGTTGGTGCTGTGGATGTTTATAAAGTCTTTAGACGACCAATTAATGAGGTAGGTTCTTTAGGTAGAATTCAAATTACTAATGGCGGTTTAAATTATAATGTTGGTGAATATTTGGTATTTACAGGCTCTACTGGTTATGGTGCAAACGCTTCAATTACACAAGTTCACGCTGGAAATAATGGCATCAAAGCAGTTACATTTAATGATAATGGTTCTTTGATTAAAGGCGGTGAAGGTTATTCACAAACAAATTTACCAACAATTACTGTTAATACAACAAGTGGTTCAAACGCAGTTCTTTCTGTTACTGAAATTCTAGGTGAAGGTGTTGATGTTAGTTTATTTACAACAAAAATTGGATCCATTTCATCTCTCAGAATTTCAAGTTATGGTTATGACTATGTTAGCGCTCCAACAATATCACTACGAAATGCTGATTTGACTGTATCCAATGTTACATCAGGACAATTGTTTGTTTCAAATACAATAATTTATCAAGGTAATTCAAGTAGTAATGCCACATTTACAGCGTATGTTGAGAAATTCACTCCTTCAAATGGACTGTTGCGTATCTTCAATTACAAAGGTACACTCAATAACCAAATACAGATTTCATCATCCGATAATTCAGTAAAAGCAAATGTTAATTCTGTACTTTATTATGGAGATGGCAAAGCAAAAGCAACCGCCAGATTTGAAAATGGTCTAATTCGTTATTCTGGAATTTATTTAAATACCGATGGTCAACCTAGTTCCGATAAGAAAATACAAGATGGTACAAAATACCATAATTTCTCATATCAAATTCAAACCGAAAACGATTACAATAAATTCAAGAAATCATTAAATGAAATTGTACACCCATTAGGTACCAAAACATTTGTCAATAGAATAAATTCTCATACTGAAGATGTAGCAAATACTTCTCTAACAACAATTAATATTATTAGAACCGAACTTGCAAACACCTTTAATATTCGAAGTGGTTCAAACAATATGGTTGCCACAGGAGTATCACCAAATCTTACAAATACTGTAAATGTTGGTGACATGGTTATTCTTACCACTTTATCTAAACGAGTTAACGGCACAGTAAATGTGGCGTCTACATCGAATGTGGTTACGGGTAATGCAACAACCTTTATCAATGATATACAAGACGGTGATACCATTTACATTTCAAGTGGAAATACTGAAACTGTAACCTATGTTACAAATACCAGTAGTTTACTGACACAAAATACCATTAATATTACTGCAAATAATCAAACAATTAATGTGATATTTGACGACATAAGAACTGTCACATTTGTCAATGCCAATACCATTTTGGTTTCTGGATCATTTACAACTACCGCAAACTTAGTCACCACAATCCTTCAAAAAGTTGAATAAATAGAACTATGGCTTCCTTACTGACTTATCAATTTTCCACACTACTGGCACAAAGCATCTATGATCTATTAGATGTAAGTGCCAATTCGTACCTTCCAACAAATAGAAAATCCTACATGTTTGTATCTTTAGGAAAAGAAACTGTTTGGAATACCGGTACTGAAGTTGCTCCAACACCAGGTCAAGCTATTAGAGATTTAAATTCCTACTATGATCGTGGAATGGTCGCAAAAAGAATATCGCAAGAAAATGCATCATTTGTTGTGCCTAGAGTAAATTGGACAACAGGTACAGTTTACAGATTTGCTGGTTGTACAGTATGTCCGGCCGGCACAAACTTTTATGTTTTAAACTCTAAAGATCAAGTTTTTAAATGTTTATGGAATAACAATGCAGCTGCATCGACTAGTGAACCACAATTATCGTTATCTTCTACATCTTTGGAAGAGCCTTTCTTTTTAACTGCTGATGGTTATAAGTGGAAATATATGTACACTTTAACTGCTCAACAAAAACAAAAGTTTTTAACAAATGATTATTTACCAGTTTTATATAACCGATTTGTTAGAGCGGCAGCTGTAAATAGAAGTATAGATATAGTACGAGTTACAAATACTGGTAACAATTATACCGATGGTTCATCGCAAGATATTATTACTATTACAGGTGATGGTACAGGAGCAATTTTAAAAGCCAATGTGGCCAATGGTAAAATTGCAGGTGTTACCATTCAAAATAGAGGTTTGGATTACACTAAAGCAAATTTAACTTTTAGAGATGTTGCTGGTGGTATTGGAACCTCAGCTGCAGCTGAAGTTATTCTGTCACCACAAAACGGACACGGTTACGATCCGGTAGAAGAACTTTATGCCAATACTATTATATTTAATGTTGATTTTGATGGTAGTGAATCTGGTGTTTTTCCTACAGAGAACGAATATCGTGAAGTTGTAATTATAAAAAATCCATATGAGTATGGAACAACAACTTTAGCATCAGATGAATTGTATACTTTATATACAAAAATTAAAACTTCAGCTGGTGTAGGCAATTATAACAACGATGAGATAGTTTATCAAGGTGTTGATTATGCATCATCAACATTTAGTGCAGAAGTAATTTCATTTGATGAAACCAATAATTTACTTTACGTTAATAATGTAAATGGTACATTGGCCACAAATGAACCTATTAAAGGACAATCGAGTGGCTCTATCCGAGTAGCCATAAATAAAACTGATCCATCATTAGAATTATATTCAGGTAAAGTTTTATATGTTTCGGATAAAACACCCATTACAAGAGATGCAGACCAAATAGATAGAATACG